AATTAGAAACAGTGTTTGATAATCCTCCAACGTTAATATTTTTATTATAACCACCATTAGGACCGTAGGCGTTTAATGGGTATAATAAATCGGCGAATGGGTCATCAGCAATTAAATTGTCATCAGAATTAAAAATACCCTCATCTCGTAATATTACTTCGTGAACAATACTACTCTGTGATTGTGATACGTAACTACCAGGCACAGTGTATGGTGATAAATTTCTTGCTAATAATTTATCTCTAAACCCTGCGGTTGATGGAAATGTTAAAGTACTTGGCATTTATATTTTTACTAATAAATAGATTTAACTTTATTTTTTATCTTCCCGCTCTAATCGCAACGCTAGGTCGAGAACCACCTCTCATAGTGTTTCTGTCTTTTTCAGCTTTAGCAACCATATCGGCAATTTTGTCAGACACATTACTTGTTCTAAGTGCGTCTAACACACTATTTTGTAAATCTTTAGGATTTACATTTATATTAACTGTAAGTTCACTGTTTGTAGGTGTTTGTTGTTGTGCAGCAGTATTAGGTGGTACACTTGTAGGTTGTTGTGTTCCAGGTAACGATAACGAAGTTCCAGGTGTTAACCTTGTTGGAGGAGTTAATGGTGCTGGTGTAGTAAATGTTGGATTATTTTGTTGTTGATTTGTTTGAGTATTAATTCCTGTGGCAGTTGTTAACGTACCAATTTGATTCATCATTCTATCATATTGTTCAGGTGTTAAAAATTCTTTAGGGGCTTCTATTAATTTTTGTAATGTTTCACCCATCCCTGTTTTAAATTCCTTAGCAATATCCGCAAATCCTTGTTCACTAGTCTTAGTCCCCTCAAAAATCGACTTTAGGTTTGAAGTTAAGACACTTTCATATTGTCTAACATTTTCTCTTAAAGCGTCATTAGTTAAAACCCCCTGTTCATTTCTTTCTAAACCAAGTGGTTTATTAAAACTTTCAACAACTTTACTTTGTTTCTCTTCCGCAACTTTTAAAGTTCTATCAATAGCATTTGACGCAGCAATTTGTTGTGGTACAACACCTTTCCTCGCTTTTAAAGCGTTATCCATATTTCTTAAGTGACCATTCGCAATTTTTTGTAAATCAATCGCACTTTTTGCAGGTTCGTTCATTTTTTCAAGGTCTCTTCTATTAGCCTCACTTAAATCGCTCACCGCTTTTGTAACTGACCTTGTCATTTCATTACCCTGTTCATCCTTAACGGTTTCATCAAAAGTAACCACATAAGTACCTCCACTTAATTGAGCCATATTCGCCAACATTTGTCTATCTTTGTCATTAGCAAAATCAGTTGGGAATCTAATCTCTTTTAATTTTCTATCTAAATCGCCCGCATTCAACGCCATTTGAGCCATTTCCTTAGCATTATAACCCATAATAGCACCTAACTCTCTCATTTGACCTTGAGCACCAGGTAATATAGCCATTTTTTGATTTTTCTCATCAAAATAAACCAAAGATTTGGTGGCCTCTATGATAGATTCTTGTAATTTAGCAGGGTCATTTCTTGCCATATCCATTAGTTTATAAGGGTCAAGTAATGATTGTACTTGAACACCTAATCTTTGGAAGGACGCTGCGGCTTCAATAGCTTTATCAGGATTAAATAAGTTATCGGCAAAATCTAAAGTTTTACTCATATCAATTCTTAATCCTGCCGCTTGTGCAGCCATTTTAGCCATACCCTCAACACCATTTTCAAAATTATAAAGGGCTAATTTGTCAATACTCTTACTTAATTGAGTGTAAGTTGCAGACGCACTAACACCGACTTCTCTAGCGGTATTTAATACTTTAGTCATTTCACCACCTATGTTATACAGACCATAACCTGCGTCAACAAATTTTCGGGTCATTTCTTCAGCAGTTTGTGATGAAGTCTTGGTTCCATCACTAACTAATTCACCTACGGCAAATAACTCAGCGTACGCATCTTTTGATAAAATAACTTGGGTATCTAAAGCGGAAACAACACCTTTTTGGATGTCTAAAACATTCTGAATCCCCCCTCCAAGTTCTGTAACACTTGGAATAGCTCCTGCTATCGCTTCTTTAATTGATTGGGATAAGTCTCTTGTACCACCAAAAGTAGTTGCTAAACGACCTACTTGGTCTTCCATTTTTTCAAATGTGGATAATACCGACTCTAAACTAGTTTTTGATATTAATATATTTGAATTAAAAACACCTAAAACATCTACCGCTCCAGCAAGTGTTTCCCCTAACTTGAACGAGTCTTTGGTGGTTTTACCTGCGTCATCTGCAGGTGGTGTTTGTTGAAATAGCATAGTGTTGTTTTATTTATTATATAAATACCAACACATTAGTTTTCATCAGGATTTTTTTCCTTAACTAGTTGGTCAATGATATATCTTCTTAGGTAGATTGGCATATTCATAAAATCTGTATAAGAAACATTTAAGTGTCTTGTACAGATAAAATATTCCCAAGATTGTACTTCTCGGTAATTAGAAGAAAGGCCGAAAAAACTCCACCCCAAAGCTTACACCAATGGTGAGCTCTTTTCCTGACGGGGCGAATATTTTTTTTGTTAAGTCTAACGAAGGTTCATTTTCTTCAATAAATCTTCTTATATATTTTGCATCTGCGATTGGTAACGATTCTACTACTTGTACAATATGTCCCGAATCTCTATTCCCATCAACCTCAACAACCATTTTATTTAACTTCCAAGTTTGTTTTGGTGCAACTCTACCTGCAGGATATGATTCAGCCATTTTGTCTAATTCATTTAATTCACCGTAAGATAAAGGTTTTAGTTTAACACTTAAGTTAGATTTTGGTAATATTGTTGTAAATGTACCGTCTTCATTTGGTTGAACATCCGTTTTTCTAATAAACAATTCTTCTAAACTAATTGTGGATTCAAACGGTTTACCAGTTTCAGGGTCATTTATAGTTAATGTGTATTCAGTGCCAAATGCAGTATTTCTTAAAAAAATTAATATTGCTTGAATATCACCTTGTAGTAATTCATCAGGTCTAATATCAGGTTCGTAAATTTTACTTCTCAATAAAGACATAATAATACCATCTTTAGGCATATCAGAACCAGCCAATAGTAAATTTTCGTCAGCGGCAGTTAAATAACCAACCTTAATTGATTTTTTCTTTGATTTGTAAAATAATCCACCTGAAGGTAATTTTACCACATCGTGTGGTAAACTAAAATTTTGTTGAGCGTATTGTTGTGTTGTATCCATAATAAAAAAATAACCGTAGAGAGTTTATAGAGTCCCTACGGTTAAATATAATTAAAGTGTTTTTTTTATCAATAGTATTAGTATACCAAGATACATCTGTCCATACGAAGTGATGCGGTAATTTGAGCGATACCATCATTAGAATAAGCCAACTCTCCAAAACTCACGTCAGTTAAGAAAGTACCTTCTAAAATCCATTTCTCAACAACTACTCCTGTTGGGTCTAACATTTCAAGGTCAACATTTTTCTTGTAACCCGCAGCATAACCCATACGACCTGTAACTGATTCTGCGTGTAGACGAACCCATTCCATTAGAGCCTGAGCCGCTGAAGGTCCAATAGGGTCTCTAAATTTAACACTAATTGGGTCCCAAGTAAATCTACCTGCAACATATGTTGACGTATTTAAGAATTGAATTTCAGTAGAATTAATTTTAATGTGTGGTCTAGAAGTTGATTCTACGAACCATTCGTTAATACCTAATGTAGATGGAAACCTAAGAATGAATCGGTTCATTCTTTTTGGTTCATACGGTATCGGCATTTTCATCAATAAATCAGCCATAATATTTTCTTTTTAAATTTTTTTTTATTTTATATTATATAAATACTCCAAACTTCAAAATTCTTGTATTTACTTTTTGTTTTTTATTTTTTACTCTTATACTAGAATTACTTATAACTAGTTAATTATTATAAATTATTTAATTTCTTATTAATATTTAGTTTTTTTACCTCCAGATGTAGAATATGTTTGAATAATGTTATCTGGGTCATCCTCAAAATGTTTCTTAATTGCTTCCACATTTCTAACATCATCATCTGAAAAACCTATTGTTGGTAAAAAGAAATTCTTCACGTTATTTTTAAGGTACGCCTTTTTGTTTAACTCGTGAGAAAGTCCTTTAATATAGTTCACAAACTCTTTTAAAGCCTTTACTTTCTCCTCTTCAGGATTTGCTTCCGCGCCTGTCCCAAAAGATACAGGATAAAATCTACATAAATCAAGATACGTCTTAATTAAGTCCATATCATTTAAATCCTCTTCATCTGCAAAATTTCTGAATTTTCTTAGATTTTTAACAAGTTCTTTTTTGTCTATTCCGTTGAAACCTGAAATAATATAGTTATAAACCGCCTCTTTTAAAGTGTTTGGGTTGTGTCCCCTCGCAGTTATTATCGAAAAAATCGAACCGTTGTTAATTGCCTCTACAAAATCATCCCAAGCAGGTCCTGTTTTTGCTAACATAGCGTCAACTAAAAATGATTTGTCACCTTCAGTTCTAAAATTTCTAAATGGATTTTCCGCAAAACCCACAATAGTTTTACCATCATACTCAAAATCTTCTTTACCAATTTGAGTCCTATATTGTGCGAAATCCTCAGTGGTCATCCCAACTTCATCACCGTTACTATCCTTTAACATAATTCTAGTCGGCATTGTTGCAATGTTATCGTCCCAATCAAAAGCGTAATACTTTAAATCTGGTGTTCCTTCTTGAGTAAATCCTTCGTTTATTATTCTTTTCATATTTTAATTTAAAG